CCTCATGTCCCTGTCGATGGCCTCGTCGGCCGGATCGGTGATCGCGCGCGAAATCCGTCCTGATCCGACGGACAAACCCGGGCGCCAGTCCCGTGCCTATCACCGGAAGCGCGTCTCGAAGTATCGCCGCCGATATATGGCGCACCCCCGCAAGGGCGCCGTGGCCCAATACAAGGGATCGCGCCGGGCGAAGAAGGCGACCCGCCTCGGCGGCAACCCGGCCCGGTTCTGATCATGGACTTCCTGTCGCGCATGAGGGGCGAGCGCCCCATCGCCAAGGCGGCGCCGACCCTGACGGAGGAACTCGCCCGTCTGGATGCCCTTCTCGCGCGTCAGGAAGCGGCCATCCGCGCCGCCTTCGATCAATACGTCCGGGAGCTGAAGTCCCCGGCCATGGTCAAGGAAATCGCGGACCTTCTCGACCGGGGAGACGTTGAGGGGGCGCTCCGCGTCCTCGACACATACGTCTCCCGGATGGCCTCGGTCTTGCCGCGCAACTTCGTCGCGGCCGGAACGGCGGAGGCCTCGGCGCTGGCCGCCCTCCTCTCCAACATGACCCCGAAGATCGCGGTCTCGTTTAATGCTGGCGATCCGGTCGCCGCGGCGCTGATGCGATCGGCGACGCTTTCCTTTATCCGCGAGTTCAGCGACCGCCAGCGGGCCGCGACCCGGTTCGCGCTGGCCGAGAGCATCGCCCGCGGCGACGGATCGGCCGCCGCCGCCCGCGCCTTCCGCTCCAGCATCGGATTGACCGAGCGTCAGCTCCGATCCGTCATGCGCTATCGCGCGTTACTGGAGAACATGAGCGCTCAGGCTCTCGACGTGGGCCTCCGGGACCGACGCTTCGATCCCACGGTTCGCCGGTCGGTGGACACCGAGGAGCCGCTGACCCCAGCCCAGATCGACCGCATGGTCGAGGCCTATACGCGCCGGAAACTCATCTCCAGGTCGCAGACCATCGCCCGGACCGAGGGCGTCCGAACCATGTCGGAGGCCCGGGACGAGGCCTTCAGGCAGATGATGGAGACGAGCGGCATCGACCCTGCCCTCGTCGATGAAATCTGGAACGCAACCCGGGACAACCGCACCCGCGAGACGCATCGGGAGATGAACCTTCAGGTCGTCCCCTACGGTCAGCCCTTCGTCTCGCCATCCGGCGCCCGCCTCCGCTATCCGGGAGACCCCAACGCCCCGGCCGAGGAGGTGATCAACTGCCGCTGTCACAAGACGCGCCAGATCAGGCAGGTGGGCCAGCCATTCACCGGAAAAGTGGTCGAGACCCCTTGATCTTGTGGTTAACGGCCCTTTGACGCACTATCCGCGCGATTTCAGTGCGGAGGCGTTTCGGTGTCAGGCCCCTATCAGTCCGAGGTCTATGTCCCCCAGCCGATAGGCTCCAAGGACGAGAAGAAGCGGAGGGGCGAGATCGCGAAGCGCGGTCGCCAGCCCCTCTATGTTCGTCGGGACGTTGAGAACGCGGACGAAATCGCAGCATGGGCTAAGGCTCAAGGCTTCAAGACCGTGATGGAGGGGCTTCACGTCACCATCGCCTATTCGAAGGAGCCGGTTGACTGGCTGAAGATGGGCCAGCCCTCGACGTGGGGCGCTCCCGATGATGATGAAGCCGGGAGCGGCCGCCTGGTGATCCCGGCCGGTGGTCCCCGCGTCCTGACCTCCTTCGACAAGCCGGGCCTCGCCGTCCTCGGCTTCGCGTCGAGCGAACTCGGCTGGCGGAATCGCGAGATGCAGGATCGTGGCGCGTCGTGGGATCACGACGGCTATACGCCGCATATCACGATCTCATGGGACGCCGGGGACGTCGATCTCGAAGCGATGAAGCCCTACACGGGCCGAATCGTCCTCGGTCCGGAAATCTTCGAGCCGATCAACTCGGGATGGCGCGAGACCATCGTCGAGAAGAAGGGCTCGGAACTCCGAAAGGCCCACGTCACCGACGTCGGAGAGCATGGCCTCGTTTTTGGCTTCGCCGTGGTCTCGAAGGTCAACGGCCAGCCCTACTATGACCGCCAGATCGGGGAGGACGGCCGCCCGCGCGCTGACCACATTCCCGAAGAGGCGATGCTCGACGCGGCGCTCGACTACATGAAGCGTTCCCGGGCGGCGAAACAGATGCATGAGGGCGACGTCGACGGCATGGTTCCGTTCGCGATCCCCCTGACGACTGACATCCGGAAGTTCATCGTCGAGAACGATACGACCGGGCTTTTGATCGGGATGCTTCCCGCTCCCGATGCGCTCGCGAAGTTCAAGAGCGGCGACTACACCGGCTTCTCAATCGGTGGTAGTCGAATCGTTGACGAGGAGGTCTCCTGATCATGCGCCGAAACATCATGCGGAAGTTAGAGATCAGCGAGATCAGCGGCGTCGACGTTCCCTGTCAGGAAGGCGCTACGGCGGCTTTTTTCAAACGCGGCGCTCCTGCCGCCAAACCCGGAGAGGACAGCATGTCTCCTGAAATCAAGAAGAGCCTCGGCCTGGCGGAGACCGCCACGGATGCCGAGGTCGCGGCGGCGATCACGAAGAACGCCGAAACGCTGGCCAAGGCGCAAGCCGACGCCGCCGAAGCCCTGAAGAAGTCCACCCTGTCGGACGAAACCCGGGCTCACTATGCCGATCTCGCCAAGAAGGACGAGAAGGCGGCGAAGGACTTCCTCGACAAGGACGAGGAGGCCCGCAAGGCCGAGGTCGCCAAGGCCAAGGCTGGGGATGAGACCTTCACCTCGGTCGATGGCGCCGTCATCTCGAAGCGCGCGGTCGGTGACAGCGTGTATTCGATCCTCAAGGGTCAGGATGCGCGCATCAAGGCTCAGGGCGAGGAGATCGCCAAGGCGGCCGAGGCGACCCAGAACGCGGAAATCCGCAAGCGCGCGGCGGTCGAGTTCCCGCATCTGGCCGGTTCGGAAGACGACCGATTCTCGGTCCTCAAGTATCTGGCCAAGGCCCCCGACGACGTTCGCAAGGCGGCCGACGCCATCTTCAAGGCGGCCGAGGCCTCCGCGAAGTTCGCCTTCTCGAAGGCCGGTCGCGGCGCTGCCCCGGGCGAAGGCCCCGGCGGCGATTCCCCCGAGGCGAAGCTCAATGCTCTGGCCAAGCGTCATCAGGACGCGAACGCCGCTTCGGGTATGAGCTTCGAGAAGGCCTATGACGCGGTTCTCTCGACCCCGGAAGGCGCCGCCCTCTATGAGAAAATGTCGGCCCCGGCGGTTGACTGACCTCCGGCGGGCGGGGCTTCGGCTCCGCCCATAACCCCACGGATCGGGCTGACTTCCAGCCCAGGCAGAAGGAAAAAACGAGATGCCTCTCGGCGCTTATGAAGAACACCTTCAGGTCATCAGCCTGAACGCCTCCGAGGACTACTCGGAGCCGACCAACACCTCCGCTGACAAGGTGGGCCTGAACCGCTTCGTCATCATCGACCCGGCCAACAACGATCAGTTCACTCGCTCGGGTAACAATGGCGAAGTCATCGGCGTCCTGACCACCCGTCCCGGCGTCGGCTCCCCCGGCCGGATCGGCATCAGCGGGATTGTCCCCGTTGAGCTGGGCGCCGATCTTGCCGCTGGCGCTGCGGTTGCTTCCGATGCTGACGGCCGCGCCAAGGCCGCCGGTTCCAGCCCTCGCGGCGGTCGCCTCCTTCAGGCTGGCGTCGCCGGCGAGATCGTCGCTTGCCTTCTGGGCTAAGCTCTCCCTCCCACCCCTAACCCCCGTTCAGTAGCGGTTGCACCACGCCGCCCCACCACTCCAGAGGAGAACCCCGGATGTCCGGTCCCCTGCAAGGCGACGTGTATGTCTCGACCCCGCTGACGAATGTCGCGGTCGCCTATTTTCAAACCGCCCGCAACTTCATTGCGGACCGTGTTTTCCCCAACATTCCGGTTCAGCTCCAAGGCGGGCAATACTGGATTTATGATCGCGAAGACTGGAACCGCGATCAGATGAAGAAGCGCGCCGACGCCACCGAGTCGGCTGGCGGCGGCTACAAGCTGACCCGCGCGCCCTACTTCGCGGACGTGTGGGCCTTCCACAAGGACATTGGCGATCAGACGCGGGCCAACGCTGGCGGCATGATCAACATGGACCGCGACGCGACGAACTTCGTCTCGATGAAGGGCGTCCTTCGCCGTGAGATCGCCTTCGCGGAAGACTACCTCCGCCCTGGCGTGTGGGACTTCGAACTCGACGGGGTGTCCGCGACCCCGACGGCTGGCGAGTTCCTGCAATGGAGCGATCCGAACTCGACCCCCATCGAGGACGTTCGCACCGCCAAGCGCCGCGTCCTTCAGCGCACCGGCTTCCTGCCGAACAAGCTGACCCTCGGCGTCGCGGTGTATGACGCCCTGTTGGATCACCCGGACATCATCGACCGCATCAAATACGGTCAGACCCCGGGCGCTCCGGCGATGGCCAATGAGCAAATCCTCGCCCAGCTCTTCGAGGTCGAGGAAGTTCTCGTCTCCCGTGCGATCAGCAACTTCGCCACCACGGGCGCGGACGAGAACAATGACTTCATCGTCGGGAACCACGCTCTGCTGAGCTACGCCCCGGCGAGCCCTTCGATCCTGGAACCGTCGGCCGGTTACACGTTCTCGTGGACCGGATACCTCGGCGCCGGGGCTCAGGGGATGCGGATCAAGCGGTTCCGTATGGAGCAGCTCGCGGCCGACCGAGTTGAAATCGAGATGGCCTTCGATCAGAGGGTTGTCGCGAAAGACCTCGGCTTCCTGTTCGCGAACGCCGCCTTCCTGCCCGCCTCGGCTTAACGCCGGGCGGGCGCCACGGGATCGAATGAGGAGAACGACCCATGCGCCACCAAGTCCGAACCAAGTTCGATCCCACCCGCGACTTCACGGCCCGGAGGCGGATGACCGTCTCCGGGGTTCCGTGCGAACCCGGGGAGCTGTTCGACAAGACGCTCCTCACTCCCCGACGCCTCCGCGTCTTCTTCGAGACCCGCCGCCTCGTCTACATGGACGCCCCGGTCGGTGGTGCGAGGATGACCGAAGAGGAGGCGTCCACGACGCGGCGCGGCGCCCATGCGGTGCGCGCCTCGGAGAACGCCAAGCGCCACGCGGCCCACTTCGCCAAGAAAGAGCGCGAGGACGCCAAGAAGCGCGCCGAGGATGCCGCCAAGGCTCCGCCGCCGCGCAAGCGCAACTCCCCCCGCAAGATCGAAGGCCTGAAGGCCGATGCGCCGGCGACCGCCCCGGCGCCGAAGACCAAGGCTCCGAAGCCCGCCAAGGCCGCCAAACCCGCGAAGAAGACGCTGACCGCCGAGGGCGCGGCGTTTCGGGACAAGATGGCCGCCGCGCGCGCCGCCAAGAAGTCCGGCGTCCCGGCGGTCGTCCAGAGCGGGGAAACCGCCGCTCCCGCCGAGCCGAAGACCCTCAAGCCGCTGAAGCGCGCCGAGACGGTGACGGACACCGCTGCGATT